CTCTCTCCATCATATAATTCTCTTGTTGACCTAATTAATTGTCTCTCTTTAATTAGGTTGTTTAAACCTTTTCTTTCTACTACTTTAAACCAATCACCTTCACTAACTGCTTTTAAAGCAGATATCACCCAAACATCAGGACCTTGTGTAACTGCCGTTGACAATTGAGAAAAGTTAGGGTTAGGTTTTCTTTGTCCTGTTTGGTCAGTAAATTCATAAACAGCAATTGTAATTACAGGTTGATTATCTAAATCAGGTATCTCTCTTAATAGTTCTATTGTTGTTGAACCTTCAATAAAAGGTTCTGCACCTTTTTTTATGTTTTGACTATTAGAGGCACAACCTGTCAATAGACACATCAAACCTAACACTTTTATAACTTCGTATATACCCATAATCTTCTAAAATTTAAAGTCACCTAGTGGCACGGACATTGTAGTAACATTGCCATTAGGGTCAGTAATTGTTAATGTAATAATTTCTGTAGAGGTATCTTTTACCCAAGCAATTTGTGAACCTTCTACTGTTGCTGTTCCACTTGTAGGACAAGTACCAGAACATTCAGTACCAAACATGTTATCAACTAACTGTTTGGACAAATTAGCATAGATACGACTTTCTACATTCTTAATAAACTTGTTAATTGTAGTATTGTTTTCTAATCGTGCCTGAGCAGCTGCCGCTGACTTAGCGTCATCTGTAACCTGCTTTTCTCTATTATAATTTAATTGTTCAATTGACAACACATGGCTTGAGTAACCAACACCACTAAATGCGGGATTGCCAAATTGATATACTAATTCGCTTGATGTACTAGGTAAACTCAAAGTACATAATATAAGACTGCCCCCTAGCACTTTTAAAAGTGCCTTGTTCATGCTTATATTTATAATAGGAGGTAGTCTAATATTGCAACGGTAGTAAAAGTTAATAGTATTACTGCGCCAACTATTATACCGTTACTTTTCATCACCTTCAAGTAGTTTTTCTGCATTTCCAGACTTTTTTGTGCCGTCTCTTTGTTCATTTTCCCTCATTTCTAGTACGGTATTCAGTTTTGACCGTAATCTTATTAAGTCATTATCTAGCATTCTAATTCTATCAATTAATGCTATAGTAGTGATTTGTGCTTTGTCTAATTTTTCTATGATATTACCGGTGATATAATTGTAAATAAAATAGATGAAATACCCCATAGCAATTGCTGCTACTGTGGCAAAACCATACTGGTTTAATATCTCTACAATATCCATTAGTCTTTTCTGGCGTCTTCTTTACCATCTGCTCTGGATATTCTATCAAGGTCAGGTCGTAAGTTCAAAGCGCTACTTATTAATATATCAAGTTTTACCATATCGTGGTTCATTGTTTTAATTCTGTTGTCTAAAGCGGAGATTAACATAGTGATTGTTTGTACTTGACCTACAACACCAGATAGTATATACTTTAAAATAATGTATATGAATACCCCCATTACCATTGCAGCTGCAACTGGCAATCCAAAATCAACTAAAATTGTAAAAAATAAATCCATAGTAATGGACTATTTATAATGATAATTCGCTTATATCGCTGGCCTCAAACTCACCCTTGACCCATACATTAAATGCCAAAGAGTATCGTTCCTCGTCTGTTTTACTTTCTTCTACTGAATGATATAAATGTGATGGAAACAGTAATAAATCACCATCTTTTACATTAACTTTATATACTAATTTATTGATACCATTATCACCACTTAACTCAAAGTTAAACATTGTACCTAGTAGATTTGAGAAACCATCAGGTTTCCAAAACATTGGCATGCCACCATCTTGTGGTGCCTTGAGGTAGTATATGCCACTTATTAATGAATGACAATGAAAATGTTTGTGTGAGAAATCACTTCGTATATGTCTATTGACCCAACTGTTCAATATAGGAAACTCATATATTCTTTTTATGAGTAAATGTTCAAAGACAAAGCAATCAATGTGTTCTTGTATAACTTTTTTTAAGTCTGTGTACTTATCTAATATTCTAGTATTCTTTGTATAGTAACCATTTCTATCAGGTAGTATTTCTCTATATTCTTCCTGTCTTATTTCGTCAAGTGTAGTTACAGGAATATTATTCTGATATACAGGTGTTGGAAATAAATCGTGTGCTATATAGTCTTTTATCATATCAATATATATTAAAAAAGGGGGACAAAGTCCCCCTTAATGTAAGTGTTTATAGCAGGAGAGATTAGTTTAATCGTTAACTAATTTGCTAAAGTAATTCATAGTATCGTCTTCGTCATCATTACTAGGGGGAGTATCAATTGGCGCTGACGCTACAGTTTCTTTTACTTGTTCACTTACCTCTTCAACAGCAGCACTTACAGGTGGGATATCAATTTGGTCTGCTGTTTCAGATTTTCCAGTACCATATACAGTTTTTTCAAATTTCGCTTTTAAATCATCATAAGATTTGAAATTACTTGGTGCTGAAAATTCTACTAATGGTTTCTGCATTTTCCAAATCGCTTCTATTTCTTCATCTGCCTCTTTCAATTTAGATGTAGTTTCAAATTCAGATTTGTCATAGTTCCAGTAACCATCAACTTTTCTAATTTTTAATTTGAAGTTAGCACCTTCCCAAAAGTCAAATGGGTTGATTGCCTTTTCATCTTCAAATTCAGGTTTCATTGCTTCAGTAAGTTTATCAAAAATTTTCTTACCAAATTTGTATAGAAACACCTTACCTTCATTTTCAGGATGCTTAGGGTCATTCACTACAAGAATATTTGTAAAGTAAGATAACTTTCTTTTTCTCTTACGAGCAATTTCTTTGTCGGCGTCTGAGCCTGTATTCCATAATTTAGTATTTTCTTCACTAACTGGATCTTTTTGACCTAGTGTAGTTAAAGAATTTTCAATGTACCAACCACCTGGTCCTTGAAAAGCATGTGACCATACTCTTGCCCAAGGCAGTTCTTCTCCTTCTACAGCAGGTAGAAATCTGATAACAGCATAACCATTACCTGATTTATCTAGTTCTGGTTTCCAGAACCTATCATCTGAGGAAGAATTTTGATTGTTTGTGGGGGTTTGTACTTTTTCTAACTCTTTAGTTAGTTTGTCGAAATTACCTCGACTTCGTTTTAGATTTGCGAATGACATATTTTATCTCCTTGTATTCGTTGTATTTGTATTCTTCTTTCTTGTACTATATAATCGTACACATCTATTTATAATAGAAAATAGGTGGGACTATGGAATTACCCACAAAAACTGAACCGGATTCCAGTCCTAAAATCAGTTTAACCTTCTCCCTCTTGGTATTTGAGATATTGCCCTTTGTGTTTTCCACAACTGACCTGGGTACCACCCCTGAGAAGTCAAGTTCGAGCCTCTGGTGAAACCCTCTTCCTTGCACTATTCAAAAAGAGTAATTAGTTCTTTTTGCTATTATTATTAACATTATAACACGAATTGTGCTAAATGTCAAGCCTTAAATTAAAGTTTTTTTCAAATTCTTCCATATGCATATATGCAATGTTTGGAAGACTATCCCATTGTGGCATTCTTTGAGAAATCTCACTATTTCCACTAGGATTAACCTTAATAAACTCTATATCCTTAAATCTTACCATAACACGCCCCATCTGGATTACCCAATTCTGTGGTGTTACTGCATTTTCCTTGCTTTCTAGGTAACCGTAAGAATTTTTATATAAGTTATTTATAAAATCTGTTGTACTATACATGTCCATGCCTAGTAGATAACACTTTTTAGGTTTCTCTACTTTACAAGAAACATACATGGCAGTAGCACCTGATGACCAGCCTGGGTCTTCTGGTCCTATAACATCACCTTCCCAAGCAGCACCATAATAATCTGCCATTATATCTTTTAACATTGTAATTTTATCTTTACCATATAACCAACTCACATAAACATTTTCAAAACCATCACCTTTCCATCTTGTACTGTCTCTATTTGTATCAACAGTAGATTGACCATGTATAACAAAACTTAAATAATGTCCTTCTGGATTATATCGCCACTCTCTTATCTCTGGATTTTTCATGTTACTTGTTTGTGCCTCTATCATCATATCATAATGTTCAGCAGGCATAGTATCCCAACTTCTAAAGTAAACAGAATTTTCGTGTGCATAACCACTACGATATATTTCATGTTCTAACATAGGGTCAACTGCAATCAAACCATCTAGTTTATGTTCTCTATAAATGGCATTACAACCCCATACTTTACCAGAATACTTTAACATATCAACTGGTATGTTTTTTCTGCTTTCGCCATTACCTAATACAAATAAATTACTCATTTCAACTCCAATAAATCTGTGTTCTCATATGTACCAAATGTGCCTCTTGTAAAGAAATTAGCACCCAAAGCATATCGTACTGTATCACTTTCATTTGGTGTTGTTTTGTGTGCAACATAACCTGGAAAAATTACTACATCACCAGTTCGTACTTGTATTGACCATGACTTAGCATTGAAATTATTATATTTGGATAATTTCCAATTGAAATCAAAATGTGGAAACATATTATTTTTTTCTACTGATACTACCATGTCACCACTTTCACATTGAGGATAATAGACCATCGCTAAAATACTGTTTGGGTGTGTATGTGTATGATGAGCACTTTCTTTATCGTTTCTTGTAAACCATGTTTGTGTTAGATAAAACTCATTCTCTATTTCTAGTGTATTCTTTACAAAGTGTTGTCCTGTCTGCAACATAAATCGTTGTACTCTTTCAAGTCCGGGTGTGTCTAATACATTGTGATTATTACTTATTTGTGCTTTTCCTCTATATATACCATCGCCTAACCGTGTGCCACCAGTCTCTTCCGTGAGTATTTGCATTTCATCATCAGTTAATCTAAAGTCTGTGCTTGTGTGAAATATAGGACACGCTGTAAAGTTAATAACTTCCGTGTTACTAAATTCAACTCTTATATCATCTGCCATAATACATTATCCTTATCTGCCAATTGTTCTGGCATTCTAGTGTTTACATGTACATATCTTAAATCTTTGTATATATCAAACACTCTCATAAACTCTTTTGTTACACCTTTTCGTTGACCCATTCTACCAATATAATTTCTTGTACCGTGATATATGTTATTAATCTTATTGCTATTAGGGTCATCAAAGTCCATACCATACATGTATATATATTTGTCATTATTATCACTTGCATTTTGTGAAGCGATTGTCAATGCAACACTACCACAATCTGTATAATCATTTGTACCCACTATATCTTTCCACCATGTAATATGTTCATATGCCTCTCGTACTAAACTGTCATTACGCCATTGTGTTTGCATTACAACTTTTCTGTCTTGCCAACATTCTGACGCCAATATTTCTGAACATATATTTTTATCTTTACCAATAAGATAGTCTGTATAATAATCTCTATAAATTGCATTGCAACCATATTTCGTACCTTCAAGTTTATCAATGTCAATAGATAATCTGCTTGTGCCATTACCAAAAACATGATGGTTATTCATAATCTACATTCATTACTATTCGTCTTGGTTCTTTTACTGGACTTGTACTTGTATGAAAAGTCTCACCATCAAAGAAGACACCAGTATTTTCTATAGGGTGTATCTCCATGTCTTTTGTTAAATCTGTTGTTGGAAAACCTTGCCACTTTTGTTTATATAATATTGTGCAACCATCACCACAAATATAGTGTAGAAATACTTTATGTGGTATATCCCAATCTACATGTGGCGGATGAATTGTTTTTCGTTCTTGTTGTAAGAG